CTCTTCCGATCTGTGAGGTCTAGGACGCGAGCACGTTTTTTGTGCAAATGGTAAAAAATTCCTTGTTAACAGCGCGACAAGGAATAATTTGCCGACATGGCAAATCAAAAACTAGAGCAGGTCAGCATTGAGGCGCTGATTCCCTACGCTCGTAATGCCAAGAAGCACAGCGACGAACAGGTGGCGCAAATCGCTGCCAGCATCCGAGAGTTTGGGTTTAACGCTCCGGTGTTGGTGGACGGGCAAAATGGAATTATCGCCGGACATGGACGCGTGCTGGCGGCGCGCAAACTGGGGTTGGACAAAGTGCCATGTATACGGCTAACGCACCTTTCTGAAAATCAGCGGCGGGCCTATATTCTTGCAGACAATCGACTCGCAGAAACTGGCGGCGGATGGGACGAAGAAATGCTCAAGCTCGAAGTCAAAGAAATTGACTGGGCCGAGTTGAATGAAATTTCAATTGATGATTTCAAGTTTGGAGAACTTGATTTTGGCACAAAACAAGAAGAAGCGGGCGAGGCCAATCCCTACACTGCAAAAGTTGAGGCTCCTATTTATAAACCGACCGGAGAAAGGCCGGAATTGATGGAGCTGGCAGATCAAAAGAAATTTGAAGAACTCTTAAAGCAAATTGAAACATCAAAAATTTCTGAGCAAGAAAAAGAGTTTTTGCGTACAGCAGCTCGAAGGCATATTGTTTTTCATTATCAAAAAGTGGCAGAGTATTACGCACACGCTGACAAGGAAATGCAGGAACTGATGGAGGCTTCTGCTTTAGTTGTTATAGATTTCAAAAAATCAATTGAACTTGGCTTCACTAAGCTGACGGAGTCGATTGCATCGCAAATGGCAGAAGACTTTGAAGATGAGTCATAATTTTTGCGCATTTATTTTGTCTCATGGGCGGGCCGACAATGTCATTACTTACAAGACGCTGCGCCATGCCGGCTACACAGGAAGGATTGTCGTCATCATCGACAACCAAGACAAACAAGCCCACAAATACCATGAAAAATTTCCGGGCGAGGTTTATGTTTTCGATAAACCTGCTATAGCAGCAACCGTTGACCAAGGAGATAATTTCAACAACCTGCGAACAACAACACATGTTCGTAATGCAATTTTTGAGGCCGCAAAAGAACTTGGCATTGATTCTTTTGTGATGCTTGACGATGATTACACAGATTTTCGCTACAAGTTTTCTTCCGGCCTTCAATACGGAAATTGGTTTTTGAACAAAAACTTGGATTTTGTTTTCAATGCAACTATCCAATTTTTGCACGACTGCAAAATTGTAACATCTGTTGCGTACGCTCAGGGCGGAGATTTCATGGGAGGCTCAAACGCGGCTTTAGCTAGAAAAGTCACAGCAAAACGCAAGGTGATGAACAGCTTCTTTTGTTTAACGGAGCGACCCTTTCAGTTCATTTCAAGGTTGAATGAAGATGTGAACACTTACCTTGCGCTAGGGGCGAGAGGGGTTGTGTTTTTGACGATCAATCAATTTGCGTTGCAGCAAAAACAGACTCAGACAAATGCAGGAGGCATGTCGGATGCCTACCTTGAAGGAGGAACTTTTGTGAAATCCTTTTACTCTGTAATGTATGCTCCAAGCTGCACAAAAGTATCAGTGCTCGGAACAACAAATCCAAGGCTGCATCATCGAATTTCTTGGAAAAACGCGGTGCCTTGTATTCTTTCTGAATCACTAAAAAAGAAATGAGCCTCACAGAACAAGTCTCAAAGGCTCAGGTTAAAAACATCCTTGCCAAGCTCAAGGCCGGGAAAACCATCAGCCGCGCCGAGCAGGCGATGGTCGCCGCGTTTGAGGCGGGCACGCTGCCGGATTTGACGCTGGAGCAGGTCGCCGCGCACTTCGGCGTGAGCAGGCCCGGCGCGCTGCGTTGGAAGCGCGCGATGGCAAAGGCTGGGCTGCCGTGGACGACGATCGAAGGAATCCAGAAGTGGCGCGACTCTAAAGAACAGCAGGCAACGCCGAGCGACATTAACGGCGTCAAAAAGCAAAAACTCGAACGCGAGGTGCGGCGGCTGGACATCAAAATCGCGGAGGACGAACGGCGGTTGGTGCCGGTGGAACAGGTGGTAGAGGAAACGATCCGCGTGGTGGCAACGTGGTGCGCGGAGCTTGACGCGCTGGTGAATGACCTGCCGGGGCAACTCGCCGGGCTGACTGAAACCGAAATTCAACCAAAGCTCCGCAGCCGGCTGGAACTTTTGAAACTCAATGCACGCGCCAGTTTTGAGCACAACGCGGCATCGGCTTAACGCAGCGGCGAGGGCCGTCCGGCTGGCGTACACCGGCGATCCACTCGACTGGATGGAAGCCAACGTCCGCTTCCCGCACTCGTCGCGCTCCACTCATTTCGACCGGCACACGGCGCCGTGGTGGAACGCGGTGTTCCACGATTTTGCGGATCCGGCGTGCCGGCAGACTTTCGTGCAAGCGTGCACGGGCGCCGGCAAATCAACCGCGCTGGAGGCGCTGGTATGCTGGGCGGTGGCGCAGCAGCCTGGGCCGATGCTGAGTATCACACAGACTGACGCGACCTCCGCGGAGTGGATGGAAACGCGACTCAAGCCGGTGCTCGGGGCGTGCGAACCGTTGCGGGGGCTGATGCCGAGCAACCGGCACCACGTTAAAAAGGACGGGATTTACTTCCCCCACATGCCGCTGATGCTTGGGGGCGCGAACACGTCGAACGCGCAAGAAAAATCGGTGCAGGCTTTGTTCTTGGACGAGTGTTGGCAATATTCCGACCTCATCACGCAGTTTAAGAAGCGGCTCCACGACAGGTGGAACGGCTACGCGCTGCTGACGTCGCAGAGTTACGAAGAACCCCACCAACTGACGGAGGAGTGGAGGAGCGGGGAGGAGTTCCAGTGGTGCCACCGGTGCCCCGGATGCGAGGAGTGGGTGAAACCGGCGTGGACGGACATCAAATACGACGAAGCGAAAAACGAGTCGGGCGAATGGAACTGGGGCGCGCTGGTAAAAACCGTGCGGCATGAATGTCCGCACTGCGAGCACGTCACTCCTGACACTACCGCAGCGCGCCGAGGGCTGACTCAGCGCAGCGAATGGCGCAGCGAGGGCAACGACCACGTGGAAGGCTACCGCTCCCGGCGGGTTTCGGCTCAGTCCGTTTACTGGATCCGATGGGCGGATCTGGTGATCCAGTGGTGCCAGGCGTCGGACGCGCGGCATCTCGGGGTGCTACAGCCTACCAAAGATTTTCGGATGCAACGGCTCGCCGAACCTTGGAAAATCGAAGAGGAACTGCCGGCGCTGGAACTGGAGGCGTCGGAGTATTTCGTGAACGAGTGGCAAGACGGGCGCCCGATGCCGGATGAAGCGGCGCGCGTTTTTACGGTGGACTGCCAGCAGGACCACTACTGGGGCATCGTGCGGTGCTGGCTGAAAACTGGGCATTCCCGGCTGCTCTGGGCGGGCAAAATCCTGACGGTGGACCAGCTCCGAGAAATCCAAACGCGGCTGAAGGTGCCCGACAAGCGGACGCTGCTGGACGCGGGGAACAGTTTTCACGGGCGGGTTTATGACACGTGCGCTAAATACGGGTGGACGGCGCTCGTGGGCCGCGCGGAGGATCATTTCACCGTCCGCGGACAGGATGGGAAGGCCATCAGGCGGTATTACTCCGCGCCGGACCGCGTGGTGGCGCCGACGACGCGGGACGCCGCGGGCAAGCGGGTGTTTGTCACTTTCTTTTATTGGGCATCGGATCCGATCAAAGACATCCTCGCAAATTTGAGAAACACGGGTTCGCCGGTGTGGGAATTCCCGCAGGACGCGCCACCCGAATATGTGCGGCACCTTAACTCGGAGAGAAAACGCGCAACCGTGGACAAGCGAACCAAGAAAACGCGGCTCCGCTGGACGGCGACCGGGCGCCCGAACCACATGTGGGACGCCGAGGCAATGAACGTGCTCACGGCGCAGATTCTCGGGATCTTGCCGGATATGGCGAGCACCGCGCCGGAGGTTGACGAACCCGAACCGAGCGGGTAATTTATCCGCTCAACCATCAACCTTTAGCAGGGGGTGATGGGTTCGAACGGAAAAAATGGACCCCGGCTCCCGTGTGGGATGTCCGGGGTTTTTCCTTGTCGCGGGGCTGTTTATTAGATGGCACCGGATCAAAAACTTCTGCTTCAAG